TGTATAGTTGACATAACTGAATTTGAATTCATTGATTCAACTAATAGAACTTTTTTGTCATCAGCTAAAGAATCAAATTCGTTTCTTTTAGATTCTGATAAGAAATTCATAAAGTGCATTTCAGTAATACTTTTACCTTCAGCTTTAGAAATTAAGTTTGCTAATTTTTCACTGATAGCATCTTTATAAGAAACATCAGATTTATTAATAACTACCGATTCATTAATTCCAAACGCAGATGGATCAACTCCCCTTCTACCTTCGTTAATTAATGTCCCTTCTACTACATTTGCATTTTCAGCAATATACTCAGAATATTTAATAGATTTATTTAAACCTTCTCCAAGATATTCAGAGTAAGCAATATTTTGATCAACCTTTTCAGCAACATACTCAGAATACTCGATTCCTTTCTCTAAGCTTTCACCTAAATAATTAGCATATGCAATTCCCTTATCAGCTTCCTCTGCAACATGCTCAGTATATTGAATAGATTTGTCTAGCTCTTCACCTAAGTAAGATGAATAGTTTTTAATTTTATCTACATTCTCTGCTAAATAGTCAGAGTATGAGATACTTTTATCAAGGTTCTCAGATAAGTATTCAGCATAATCAGTTACCTGATTTACTTTCTCTGCAATATGTTCAGTATATGTAACTAACTTTTGTAATAGTTCATCACTGTTTGAATTGGCAGATTCCTTAACACCGTCTAATGTAGTCTTTACATATTCAGTGTACTTATTGAAATCCTCAACGGTTACAAAGTCGCCCGTGTTGTTTTCCATTGTTAGATCTTTTTTATTTGTTTTATATATTTCGTCTTCAGTGTTGTCCATTTCATAAATGAATAAACCTTCAGCATTTTCAAAACCATAAGATTCATTTACTCTAGCAAGTTCAGTATTTTCAAATCCAGGATCTGCTACTAAATCGTAAGTAAAGAATTTTTTAATTTTAACTTTACCTGCCTCATCAACAGTTCCAGCAGCTCTACTTGAAATATGCAATGGAATACCATCTTCTATTAATGCCTGAGCTTCTTTTCCTTTTGAAGTATTTAGTAATCTTATTCTTCCTAATACTTGTTTCTTTTCTTTATCGTATTCTAAATTTTCGATAACATGAGAAACATTTGATAAACTAATATCAAAATCCTTAGGGTGGTCAAGCTCACCTAACAGTTTGTTAGTTTTTACTTTCGCTTGTAATTCTTTGATATGAGGAAGAACTTCTGCTTCTTCATATATTCTATTATTTTTATTCTTTACTCCAATCTGAGTAAACACTCCTTCTAATACAACAGAGCCATCGGCATCTTTTGACATTGTTAGGTTTGACTTAGATCTTTCTAGAATTAAAAGTTTCTTATTAGACATCTTTCTAGTATTATTTGATTTATATATTACAACTCTTAATAGTTTTTTAGATTCCAGCTAAAGGGTCTTCTTCCATGCCATCAGATTTTTTCTCTGGCTTGAAATCCTTCTTGTTGGCGCCTAACAGGATCTTTTCTATATCTGCTTCTGAATATTTTTCAGTTCTAAGATCATCACGTTCTTTTGCTCTTGCGTTTGCTTTGATATCATCACGGGTAAAACCACCATATCTCTTAATCAAGAATCCTAAATCAAAATATGGAATTTCTTCCATTTCTGCATTCATAGTACTTAATTGAGTCTTTAGGTTACCAATAAAATCAACTCGTTTTGTTTGGAGTTCCATTTCTTTCATTTCCTCAAAAACATTATCTTTTATAAAATCTAATCCTAAACCAGCTTTAAATGCAATATCGTTTTTTAATTCTGAATGATTAAGACACATTTGAAGATATACAGGCTTTACTAATATTTCTTGAAATATAGATCTTAGTCTTGTAATAAATCTTCCAAACTTAATTTCATCCCTTAACATACCGCTTGCTTCCATGTCATATGTATTACCACCTTCTTTATCGAATCTAGAAAATGGAATTTTTGATGCTAGTTGTAATTTATCAGAAAAGTATTTTAATGATTCGGTATCACCTAGATCAGGACCATCACCACCAATAGTAGTAATCTCGGGTGTTTCTCCATCTTTAGAAGGTAACCAGTATTCCTTGTTGAATGGCATCATTGGTTTACCATTTGTTTGTATTTCTCCACTTTCAAAGTTAAAGTCTACAACCTCTCGGTATGAATTCATTAATGTTGATAGTGATTGTTTTGCTCTAGTTTTTGATTTACCACCAACCGGTATAGTAAACTGAGTTTTAAACGATGCATTTGATACAGCCCAGATAATTCTACTGTGCTCCATTATTCTTAATAAGTTAAAAGATCTAATTAATCTTTCAGTATAAGATATTCTCATTGGGGAATTAACCTGTGAATATGAGATGTAAATTATTTGTGAATCCCATAATGTTCTTTCTTTTGCACCTTGTCCTTTATATTGAATCCAAACTTTTTTACCATCATCTGAATCGATACCTGGCATTAATGAGATTGGATCTAATTCTTTAAAACCAATAATCTCTGTTTGTTTATCATTATAAACAATTTCAAATGCAAGGAATCCATCAATTAACCATTTTCTAAAATAGTTCCAGGGTTGCACTGCATCATTAAAACCAATGTAATTATAGATATTATTATATACATCACTTATTTCTTCTTCGATAGATTCTCCAATATGACCATTAAACTGAGCATAAGCCATATAATTTGATTCATCAAATACAATTGCCTCATCTGTTAATACATCTAAGATATCTTCTATCTCGTCTTGTACTGCAAATGTTCTAAGTTGATCTCTCTTTTTAGTATAATCTTGGTCAAAGAATGCAATATTTTTCTTTAGATTAGTATCAGTTAATGATAGTGCAGCAAATGCACCATACATATCATCACCATCAGATCCCATTGGATTAAATGAATAACCTATCTGGTTTTCAGTAAAACCTACTGCTCTAGAATTTCTGATAATCATGTCGTCGTACGCCATTCCTAAGCTAGAAAGATCTTTTAGAATTTTTCTAACGGGGTTTCCTGTACTTAATGGTCCTCTTCTGTCGGTAAAACCTGCCATGTTTGTTTGTTTTTTATTAGTTTATATATTCTTGTAGTATAATGATTGAGCTTGGTTTATGTTTCCACCAAAAAATTGATCCTCATTATTCACTGCGCCAATATACCAGTTGTTATATCCTATTACATAAGGATCCTTCATTCGGTCTATTTTATACTGCCTTACGCAATATGATAAGTTGTATTTTTTACCGAGTGCTCTTTTTAGAAATTTCCATTGGAATGTAGGGATTGGTGCTTCTTTTGCTGGATCAGCTGCTACTTTATTTTGTATTTGTGTTTTTAAAGTAGATGTTAATTGAGTTAAAAAGGGAATCCTAGCCTCATATGGCATATAATGTAAATTAATACCTAGTTGATGACCATCATCAGATTCACCCAAACCTATTACAATTGGATTGGTGTCATAAAAAGATTCTTCTGTTGTATAATAATTAAAACTATACATCTTACCAGCTTCCAATAACCCTCTCCCTTTTGCACCGTTAGCAAGGATATCACTAGTGGATCTTTTGGATGCACCAGTCCTACCTTTACTTTCAGTAAGGTAAATATCAAGGTCTGCGTTAAAATCTCCTGTTAAAGCCATTAGAATAAATTTGAATCTTCTGTTAATAGCATTACTTTACAATTTCTTTCCTTTGCCATTTTGTTTAACGCATTTGTTTTGCATAAATTCCTTACATATGATTCATATGCGTATTTAAAGTTCTTCAATGCCTTTGCTGTTTTTCTTTTCGGTTCCTTTGGTTTTTGCAACTGAGCCTTAGGTTTTATCTCAACTACATATTCTTGAGTACTACCATCTTCCTTTTTCATCTTAAAGAAAAAATCAGGATAATACTTATGCCACTTATTATCTAATAAGCTAAAGTAAGGTATAGAGAAAGGTTCCGATATCCAATAAATAACAGCTTCGTTATAATCACACCAGTGGCAAAACTTTCTTTCCCAACTACTTCTGTATATAATAGGATCTCCTCCTCTATACTTCTGAGGAAACTTAGGTTTATAATACCCTTGCTTAAATTTTGATTTATGTGTTGGTTTAACCTTCTTTATGCTCACGTTGAGTTATATCGTATAAATACCTTCGCTATCAGCACTACCATTAATTGAAACAGTACCATGATATTTTTTTGGATGTATTTTATTCCACCCCTTTGCAAATCCTCTTTTAGCTATTTCAGTAAAATAAGCAAATGCGTTTGTACTTTTTTCTGGATTAAAATTCCTCCAGTATCTATAAAGATCATTATAAGCATATGCGATACAGTCTTGCCTATCTTCTGAGTTTCTGTATGTTAACTTCATTGAACATTTGTCTGCTAATAGCATTAAGAATTCTAATGCTTTAGGTGTTAGTTCATCCAGCTCTTTAGATAATACTATCTGGTCGAGGAGGTCTCTGTTGTTTAGATAATTTCTTTCTCTTGCCATTAACTTTGATTTATTTATTTATTTATATACAAGAAAGGACCGATTGTTTAATCAATCAGTCCTTTAAATATATTATTAGATTTATGTATGTATAATATTAAATCTTAACAGAAAGATCAGCCTTAGGAAGTACTACAGTTTTTCCTGTTTTAGGAATAATTATAGTTAATAAATCATCATCACCTAATGAAGCGTATTCTTCAGCGCTAACTAATACTTCTTGATCCTTTTTTAAACCTTGGCCAGTTTTACCAACAGATGCTTCTACGTATCCGTCATTTAAATAGTCGTCTTTACTTTTTTTTTCAGTAATATAACTATCGGCTAATTCTTTTTCTTTATTCTTTAGCTCTTCGCTTACAATATTTAAAGCTTCAGATAATTCTTCAGTTTCTCCTAACTTTTTAATTGCTTCTTCTACTTCAGATTTCTTTTCTTCTAAAAAGGTAAGCGCATCAGAAAGATCTTTTCTTTTGTTCTCAACAATTGCTTTTTCATTATTCTCTGCAAGTAATCTTTCAGTAAGAATTGGAGATATATCAAAATTAATAAATTCCTTTACTACTTCAACAGTTTCTGTTGCTGTATCAAATTTTACCATTTCATTTAATCCCATACCTGGATTTACCTTATTAAGATAGATTCCTTCTTGTACACCAATCATTGTTAAAAATACATCAGCAAACTCTTCAGATTGAACTGTAGTGAATTCATCTAACTCACAAACCATATCAACACTTTCAAAGAATTTGCAAATTTTATCATTTTGCCATTGATTTCTATATCCTGAGAAGTTAGTAGCTAATAACGATTCTTTTAATTCGATTATGCTTACATTAGATAAATCAATTTTTCCCATGTTTAAGGTTCCTTCAGTAATATCATATGTTAGTGTTTTACCATTTTCTCCATGTAATGAAAGAATGTTACTATTTCTTGTAAACATTTTTAAACCTTCAGATACATTGAAGAATCTTGGATCAGTTACTGTTGCTTCAGTAATAGATTTTCCATCATAAGTATAATTCTTACCATGTAATTGGAAAGTTAAACCTTTTTCAGATTCTAAAACTGGTGAAAGAACTTTTACAATCTTTCCATTTGCAGTTGATGCTATTGTTTGATCTTCAGCATTCATTTCATTTACAATTTGCTTAACATCCATTGACCATGGGTTCTTAGCAGCAATTACAGCAAACTTAGATTTTACATCTGATTCATTTAATAAAGAAACTAAATCATTGTTTAATGATTCTATTAGTTTTCCTTTTTGCATTGACGTTCTTTCGATAGATTCACTAATTCTAAATTCCCATTTAGCATTATTGTATGATTCCATTATATACTCTCTCAATTCAGAAATTGGATTTAACCAAGTTGCTGATGATAGTTTAGTATACAAGTTTCTTGCGATTTGGAATTTAAGATTCGGGTTAGCCGATTTTTCTATCTCTTCACTAATCAGCGAAAGGTCTGCATTCTTTAGTTTCATAGGGAACGCATTTAATGCTTCTCCTAAAATTGTTAGAGAGTCTTTAACAGAATATGAAACTCTGGAATTATCATTATCCATTGCTTCTAATTGAGTCTTACTCTCCATAACATTTTCGTATAGATCTGTTAGTGTAAAGTTCATTTTATTATGATTTTTTTGGTTATTTGTTTCAGTGTATATATCGGATTCAGTTACCTGCCCGCCTTTGTATTTAGCGATACCAGATAATGCCATTTGTTGTGGAATACCCATACCAACTAAAATAGCTAATACTTGAGCATCTGTCATTGGACCAGATTGTATGATTTTACCTTTACCGTCTGGTTTCATTTTGCCACTTTGATTAAACAATACATGAATAATATCCAGTAATTGTTGCCCAGGTTGATTTAAATAAGGAGCAGCACTGTCAATACCTGCAGTTGGATCTAATCCACCATCAGCGTATACTTGTGTTTGGCCTTCGTTCATTGTGTTTTTCATATTACACTTATTTGATTTGTTTTATATATTCTAAGTCTTGGTTGTTAATTGTTCCTAGTTATCTACTGTACCTAATCCAGTTGCATCAGTCTTAGGTTTAGTATCAGCATTTCTATAATTTAAGCTTTCTAATGATCCTGGTACTATTGGTGCTGATGTTATTGATGATTCAGAGTATGGTCCACCAGTTTGTATTGAATCTGGATTGATGTATCCTTTATTACTAAATGCACCACTAGGCTGTACTTTTAATAAACTTTCTTGTGACATTTCGAATTTTTGGAATATTCCACCAAAGTAAATACCTAATTCATTATCAGTACCTGATCTTAACATACCTACACCTTGCGCTGTTGGGTTAGCTTTAATTGCTGCCTTGGTCATTAAACTAACTTCTGGAATTAAGATACCGCTCTCAAACACTGGCATAAATGAAGCTACTTCGATAGGGAATGTTACACTCCATTCTTTTTTCTCATTCAATTGAAATTCAAATAATCTGTTTTGTGTATAATCTTCTGGTACTGCAAAGTTTGCCTGTACTCTCATCATGCCTAAATCTACCTGGAACAGGTTATTTTTATACAGCTTACTCATTAAAGTTTCTGTTACTTTTAGCATTTCTAAGTTTGATGAACATATTACTGTACAATCAAATGATAGGTTTAGTGGTAAAAAATTAGTTTCTAAAGAAAATGTTTTTAATATACCTTCCCATTCTTGTACAAACTCACCTCTAGCAAACTTATTTGTTTGGTTACCCGAATCTATGGATATTCCAGTTAACTGAACGATACCTCTTGGTACTGTCTCATAGTCACCGATAGCCTTACCTTTGGCCTCTGCATCATACAAGAAGTTATCCATTAAAAATCTACCGTCACCTGTAATCGAATAGAAAAATGGTACTGGTATTTTCTTTAAAGTATCTTCGTCTATTTGGTTATAATAATAAACTTTATCTTTTAGTTCTGCAAGCAACGCAACAATCATGTAACGGAGAATTGTATTATCAGCATTTTTTTCTTGATTATATGCGCTCATTCTTACTTGGTAATTTGTTTATATATTCTACCTAACACCCATCTACTATTTAATAGTTCTTTAAGATTATCACCCTTTGCTTTTTTAACTTGAGATGTTATTGGATTAATAACATACTTTCTATTTTTGTTTGCTGCGCCAACCTTTGCAGCATGCTCTGGTGATTTTGATACACCGGTCATTGATTTACTTATTGCAGCTTTTATAAGAATACCCTCAGAACTATTATATAGCTCTTTTTTTGCCTTTGACCAAATTGCTTTCTGTTGAGTGGTTCGAGGTTCTCTGTTGATTGCAGCTATTTTTAGGTTATTTTATGTTCTTTTGATTTTGGAACCCCGTTGAGTGCTTCACTTACCGCAGTGCTCATAGATTCTCTTAATCTTGCAAATTCCCTAGATCCTATTCGGTAGTTTCTTTCTTGTGGTAAGGTCTTCATACTTGCCATCATTCATGCTGCTATGCACAACGATTTTTCATTAGGGTATATTTCAACTAATAGCTTATGTACAATAAAATGTTCTCTTGCTGTTAGTCTTACTAGATTGCTATTATCATTACTACCACCTAAACACTTTGGTATGACATGATGGTTTTCAGTATACCCAGTAGGAACTCGGTTTCCAGCCCTATCTATTATATTGTCGTGTATTTGTTGGTAGTTCATATGAATAGTTGTATTTAATTATATATTCAATATAGTCTAATTCTAATGTAGAATGGCACTAGGTAATTAAGTTACGCAATGGATTCGATAGTAAATTCACTAAAACCTGCATCTTTTGTAATTTCTAATTTTTTATCAAAATATTCACTAGGTAATACTGTATGATTAATAACAAAAGTGTTAAGACCTATATCTTGTATAGTATTATGTAGTACATTAATTATATGATGTACACCATCTGAGTCAATAGAAGAAAAGATTTCATCCAAAAATAGAATGTTAAGAGAAGGGAACCTAACCTTAATCATTTTCATTAATGCCATAATGATTACAAAATCTACCTTTTTTCTTTCACCTGTACTTAATGTCTTTGGGCTTATCTCTGTACCTAAGTGATGTAAGTTACAAAAGAACTTTTCATCGAACCGTATACCAAAAGGAATTCCCATTTCTCTACCCATTAAAAGTATATGATTATTAAATGATGGTAGAATGGATCTTACTGCTAGATTCTTAATACCATCTTCACCCATTAAATTCTCTAGGATAGTTAAATAGTAATCCTCTCCTTCGCTTTTTAATTTACCAGTAGTCTTCTCAGATTTACGTGTACCAAAGTCTTTTACTAATTGTTTTAAATCAGAAGAAGAATCAGATTCATCTTTATCGGCTAACTCAATTAACTTATGTTTAAGATTTTCCATTTGTGTTTCCAACTGACCAGCCTTTACATGAATTGTTCTTCCTTTAATTCTTAATACATTTAACTTATCAACAGAATCTTCATACGCGGCTTTAACACTTTCATATTGACTACTTAAGGTTACTAGAGTATCTTCTTTTTCTTTTTTAATATGTAAATGAAAATCAGAAGTAAGCGGAGCTGTACATGTTGGGCATGTCGAATTTTCAAATAATTTTAAATCTTGCTTAACATTAGAAATTTTATTCTTTAAGTTGGAATGTTCGGATGACTTATCACGAGATTCTTTATCTAAGGTTTCTAATTTTGTTTTTGTTAATTCAGTAAAGTTATTTAATTTTTTTCGGTTTTCATTTAAAGCAATTAAATCTTCTTTTAATTTTTTAACTTTGGATGCATCCTTTGCTGCTGTTGATAATTCTATCTGTTCTATCTTATCATATACTGAGCCGATTGATTCGTTGAGGGATTTGATTTCATTTTCATATGCCCTGATTTCATCAATGATACCTCTACGTTTTTCTTTAACTGCTTCAGCCATCTCATTAATAATAGAAAAACCAAATATCTTATCTATAATTCTTTTCTTATCATAAGGAGACATTGTTATAAATGATTTGAAGTCATTAACCGATAATATAATTACATTCTTAAAAACGTGATATGGTATTTCATATATCTCAGTTTCTAAAAAATCTTGTAAGTTTACTTTCCCAGCAACATCATAATCCTCGCCATTGATTTTTACATTAAAAATACCAGGGTTGATTCCTCGCTCTATTTCAATTGCATTACCTTTAGATTCTAACCAGATCTTTCCCCATAATGCCCCATTGACTCTATTAGGTAAATCTTTTAAAGATGCTCCTTCTACTTTACCATAACATAAATATGTAATTACTTTTGCTAACGTACTATTATGAGATACAAAACCATTAGCATAGAACTCGTGTACATCATTAACTTCTATATCAAAAAGATCTGCTCTAGTTTCTAATATAGTATTCGATTTAACAATATCTAAACCATCTATAGTTTCTATCAAATCCCCAATCTTAAATTCCTTAGCCTTCTTCCAATCTTTATAATAAAATAAATGATCGGGGGATGAGATTACTGACTTGTTGGAGTTTAACGTGATTTTATGTTGTATACTATTTTTAGCAGTTATAGCAATATCATTAATACGCATAACGCCCTTTCGCGTTTTAGTTTTAAATTTACCTTCACTAACAGCATTAGTTAATTTATTAAATTCATATAAATCTTCTAAAGTACATTCAATCATATCTCTTTATTTAAATATTTTATACATTTTTCTATAGTTTGTTTAGGATTATCATTATATTCTTTCTCCCATATAACAAGGACTTCGTAGTCATACTTTATAGGCAATGAAGTTTTGATATTATCATATTCCCAGATGTCCTTTGCAGTTTTTTGTATTGATTTATTGAAATAATTTGCCTCGTACACTTTAGGGTTACAGTGCCAATAATCACCATTAAATTCAATGATCTTCTTTTTGTATGTAAAATCATAACTATAAGCTCTATCTTTTTCAACATCATGTATCCATTTTTCTTTCTTTGGAACTTCAATCTTTAAATGTTTACATATTTAGGGACCAATGGTTTTTTTATTTTTAATAAATTCAATAAATCTATTTTTTAGCTTGTCGTCATCTATCGCAACTGAAATTTGAGTTTCTTTTGCGAGACATTTACCTGCGCCGTTACCACCTAGCACTAAGTATAAATTACTTTTATCTTTTTCAAAATCTATTACTTGTATCCTATTACCGTAACTGGCAATGTTCTTAAATTCTACTTTTTTTATTTTCATCTACTTTATTTTACAATTGTCAAAATGCCATCTATACATTGCGTTACTTTTCCCTTCCTTTCCACAATGAGGACATACTGTAAATGCAGGCCCGTATAGTTTACCCTTATGTGCTTTACTCATATTTGCTTTTTGGTCATCTGAGCGTTTTTTACCGGTGTGAGCAACTCTAATCTTTTCTTTAGTTTCTTCTGACATATACCACACCTTTGCTGATAATGTGGTTTTCAAAGTTGCCTTTATCTTTTCCTTTGTTTCAACTGAATGTTTTTTTCCTAAATTTGCCTTGCAGATTTTTTCTTTGGCTTCATCCGAATGTTTCTTTCCTTTCATACCTTTAGTTTTTCCATAACCGCCCTCAGTAATATTATAGCCATTTGTACCGGTTGCATCAAAATAAGATATCCAATATCTTTCTCTATTATCTAATTCTGCAATAGTGTTGCATTCTTCTAATATCTCTTTTTTAAAATTTTCTTTTCCATACTTTTTAAAAGCCTTTTTAAAAGCAACACCAGAACCAAAGTAATTTTTTGTTTCAGTAATAGGACTTCTCTTTAATCCTATATAAATTTTATTGTTTAGTAAATTAGTTGTCTTATAAATATACATGTTTTTATTTTATATATCCAAACATACCAACCCCTTTAATCCTTATGACTTTTTTAATCTTCATAATTAGGTGATAAGGTTCTTTTATATAATTCTAATACTGATACTTTTAATCTTTCCTTCAAATCATCATCATAATCTAATGAATTAATATGATCTGCTGCAATATTCATTAGATTTAATTCTCCATCGAAATTTGACAGTTCACCATCTTCTCTATCATAAGGATTTTCCTCATCATAAATTCTAGGTTCTAATTTTCTAGCTAAACCATCTAAATAATCCATAAACATATTAATATTATACTTACCTAGTACATTTGATGGTATAAAGATATCAACAAAGTTATTTTTAATTTCCTTGGCAACTTCTTCCATTCTCATTTCAAGTATTTCATTGATATAATATCTAAGGAAGACTGGGCTTAAATTGTTTTCAAAAAACTGGTGCTCTCCTGATTCTAAGTCTAACAAGAATATACCTTTTTGATTATCTCTATCTGACCTAGTCATATGATAAGGATTACCAACAAGAACAAAGTTTTCTTTATCTTGCCTATAATGTATATGACCAGAGTATACTCGTTTAAATCTTTTAAATATAGTTACTTCGTTACCGCCTTCGTGTAAATGTTTAGTACTTGGGCTAGT